AGCCCCAGCAGCTGCAATCCACGAAGAGATCCCGGACCACAGGGTCTCCACTTCCCCGTCGGTGAGCACCCGCCCGACGACCATTGCAGCGGCGATATCCCCGTCGTGTGCTCCGTGCGGTCCGTTTCCGAGTGCCAGGATCGCTACGGGGTTCGGGCAGTCCTCCTTTGAGGTGTAATCGGTGTGCGTCCATGATCCGCCGATTGCCGCGTAGCTTCCGCGTATTGCCGCCGTTCCGGACGCTTTACGCCACACGCCGATAGACCACTCATTGGTCGTGTACGGGAAGGATGCACCAAAGTTCCATGTCCCGTTGAACGCGAAGTATGTCGTGCTTCCAAGTGCGGGGCGGAATGATGCGACCGTGTCGGCACCCCCCGCCGTCCGGGCGTCGACGAGCGTCCCATTGACCACGGAAGCGGCACGCCAGAGAACCGCGCAAGTGATCGGACCACCGTCGCTGGTGTTCAGCACTCCGGGGTCGAAGATGAGTTGATCAGTCGCGGCGGACGCCGTGAAGTGTCTGGACATGTCAGCTCGCCGGTTGGGTCATCGTCCACGAAACGAGGGTCACAGTTGCCCCGCTGGCGACTGTCGACGGGGTGATGGTCATGTCAGCTGTGATGTCGCCATCCATGATCGCCGTCCCGCTGGAGTCGAGCACGCGGAACCAGGTCGGCGTACCGGTCACAGCCGCAGTGCAGGTCACCGCCGGGCTCACAACGGCCGTGGCGACCCCGGCGACCGCCGCACCGAACGACGGGTCATTCAAGGTGAACGTGGCGATCAGCGTTCCAGTCGCTGTCGTCCCCGGGCCTGCCGGTGCGGTTCCGTCTCGGAGCTGCACGGTGCCCGCTCCGGATCCGCCGTCAACCAGGTCCACCGCAGCATCACACATCGCGGTGCGCGCCGCTGTCGAAATTCTCATGGCAAAACCACCGTTCTCCTCTGGTATAGGGCTTTCCGCATGAATGCGAACTCTGGTGTTCCCGGGTGTTTCACTGACCTCACGGGATGCCGGGCGCCGGGCCAGAACAGGGCCGCTTTGCGACGCGGATAGATCATGTGCGGAAGGGTTCCGTACTCCATGAACAGCCACAACGGCGAGTGCCCGTCGCCGACGTACACCCGGGTTCCCTCAACGACGACGGTCTCCACCAGGTGTGGCCCGTCGCGCTCCTCGCTCTCGGCACTGACCGGGCAGCCTGCGCGGGCATCGCGGGCGATCGCCTCTGCGTACTGGTGGAGGACATCCGTGGCGCGCTCATGCAGGATCGCTGGCGCCGCCGGGTTCATGACGAACCTCATGGATGTCACCTCGTTCACCTTGGTGGCGGGTTACCCCGGTCCGTTCTCCAGACCGTGCGGGGCGGGATTCAGTTGATGAGCAGAAGTTCAAGTCGGAGAGTTGGGCCCGTGATCGGGTTCGCGACGGTCCGGAAGCTCTTGATTACATAGATTTCGCTGGTTGTGTTGTTCTTGATCCGGTCGTCGTCCTGCACGGGCACTTCGGTGGAGAACCGGCCTACGTAGCGCCGGAGGTTGCGTTGTGATCCGTCTGTGCGGCGTTTCGTGTCCTGGCTTTGCTCGACCACCGATCCGACCAGCCTGGTGTAGCCGGTAAGCGCGGTAGCCACGTCTTCGTCGTCTCCGTACCCGTCGGTGTCGTTGCCTCTCAGCAGGGTGTACGTGCCCGTCGCAAATGGCCTGGTCATAGCTGCGACCATTCCTTCGCGTCGTCAGCAGCGGCGGAGTCCCGGTTGCCTTCATCCTCGCCGAGGGTCTGACCATACTTCCGGGTCCGCAGCCCCCGTAGGCGCCAAGACAGCCGGTTGACCGCCCTGGAAGCGAGCGGCGCGTACAACTGTGAGTCCGCCGTCCGGTACTGGGCACTGACCCCGTCGCCCGATGCGCCGGTCACGTCCTGCACGGTGAGTAGTTCGGGATGCCCACCGATGAAGATCGTTTGGAAGATCACGGCGTTCTTCAGCCGGCGCAGGTTCGTGCTGGAAATGTTGCCCTGGTCGCTCGCGACCTCGGTGGTCCCCGCAAGATCCTCGATCATGATCTGTGCAAGGTCCAGGTCGGCTTGTGTGGCATCCTCGCCGCCGGGAAGGTCTTGCACTTCAGACAAAGTCGCCCATGGCATCGGGCTTCACCTCCTTGACCAGCATCGAGTAGGTGGCGATCCCGCCTTTCCCGTCCCGATCGGACAGCCAGGAAACCAGCCGGGGCGCGCGGGCGTTGATCCCAGCGTTGATCATTCTGGTCAGAGCTGCCGCGCGAAGGGTCTCGTTCGCCTCGTCAAGCAAAGCCCCATACTGGACTTTGTCGGGGCCATTCACCCGAAGCGACGTCTTGCATTCCCTGGCGCTGATCTTGATTCCGCCGATTGGCACAACCGGCGGGTTCTGGAGGTCAATGAACGGCGCCGGAACCGGAATCTCAAGATCAGGCAGCGGCATTCCCGCCGGCCAGTCCTCCGGCACCGGAAGATGCCCCCCGCAGCTCTGCCCCGGTCCGCACCCACAGTCAAGGGTGACTGAACCGCCGGCCGCCGAGGAGGATTCGGCGGGGGCGCCCGACGGTCCAGCCGTCACACCTTCCGCAAAATCAGCAGCGGAAAGCCTCTTCACCAGGTCTTCCCGAGTGCCCCACTTCGGCAAGCCCCGGTCAGCCGCGAGCCTGGCAAGCTCGGGCTTCTTCAGACCTTCGTAGTCGACCATCAGCGCTTCCCTCTCCACAATCCGATCCCTTTCCCCTGAACGGGGGTTGCCGGTGGCGGTCCCGGCAACCCCCTGCCCTCACGGACGTCAGTCGGTCGAGCGCTCAAGCACGGCAGCCGCGTTCGGGTGCGTGCAGACGAACCCACGACGGGACCGGAACTTCACGGCGTAGTTGTCGTTGTCGTCCTGCGCCCGAGCGTCGTCAGTACGGGTTTCCGGCCCGGACCGGTCACCGCGCTTCAGGTACCGGCGGTTGACGTAGAACAGCAGATCGGCGCCGGTCGGCGAGTCCGTGGCGGTCGCGGAGATCCGCGCACCACGGGACCACGCAATCGGCGTGTTGAACAGGGTGTCAGGCGCGCCCTGTGTGCCGCTGATGAAGATCGGCCTACCCTGCGCGTCGGTGCACAGCCGGAGCGCGTCACGCCACCCCGGGTGCGCGATGACCAGGGCGTCCGCCTGCGACCAGTACTTGTCGGTTTCGACCAGCTTGAATGTTGCCGAGAGCTTCTCGTACAGGCTCGTTCCGGCAGGCGTGGCCGAGGTGGCCGTCAGGTCGTCGTCCCACGTCAGATAATTGTCGTCCGCCGTGTACGAAACGTCCGAATCGGTGGTGCGGAGGACGCGGTACAGGGAAGTGAACGGCACGGTCGTTCCGTTGGAAGCGGCCGACGTCCCCAGGCAGGCATTGTCGAACGTGTCCGCGTAGGAAATCGCCCAGTCCATGGCTTTCGTGCCGATGACGTCCATGCGGCTCTCGGCGTCGGAAAGGTCGTCCTCGTCGAACTGAATCCGGCTGTGGAATCGGCGCGCCGTCATCGTGACTTCGTCGTTTACGGACGCGTCGTCCGAGTAGGTCGTTCCGGCGGAAACCGTGATCCCCGCAGACCGGGGGATGCTCTTCGTCTTCGTCGACATGGGCACGCGTGCCGCGTACCGCTCGATGACGGACTCTTTGAGCACTCGCTGCACGACTTCATCGTCGTACTCGATCGGGATCCAGTCGGAAACCGAGACAGCGGTTGATCCGGAGATGGCATGGATGGGGGTTCCGTCTGCCCGCTGGCCGATGACCAGGGGGGAATCATCAGTGACGGTAACCCGGATGGCGGTACGCACCGTTGGGCTCCTTGGTCAGTAGGTCGTTTCGCCCTACTACCGGGGTCCGTACCGCCCATCCGCTGTGAGCTGTGTCAAGGTCAGGCTAGCATGATCTTTTGCTGTCAGCGTCCGATGCCGTCAAACCGGTCGCTGACTTCCCTCCTCCACCCCTTACTGGGCTTCGGAGGGGCGGGCTTGCGCTGCCCGTCGACCGATGCGGCACCGGTGCGGTCCCTGGTCACCTCGGCGCGCCTGCGCCGGAACCACTCCGGAAGCTCGGTCCTGATCTCCTCGATCTGCTCATCGAGCCCCTCGATAGTGAGTTCGCCGTCCGGGCCGACCTCAATGTCAAGGCGGTCGATGTCGATGAGTTTCCCGATCTGGCTCTTGCCTTTCCCGTTCCACCCTGAATCGCGGAGCCGGTCGAGCGCCGCAAGTCGGGCCAGGGCCTTGTTCTGTGCACCCTCGGCGCGTGCCTGGGCCTTCGCCTCGGCGAGTAGGGCCGCCCTGCTACCGGGCTCTTCCGTTCCACCATTCTGGGTGGTGGTCTTGCCGGGCTTCAGGGGTATCCCGTTCTCGCGGAGCAGGTTCTTACGCTCGACCGATTCACGGGTGACCTTCTTGACCTTGTCTTGCAGTCGGACCCATTCGGCCTGTGTCGGGGGGCGCCAGTCTTCGCGCTCCTCTTGCCCGTCGTCGTCGTCGTCGTTGTCTTCGTCGTCGTCGTCGTCTTCGTTGCTGTCGTCGCTGTCGTCGTCGTCATCGTCGCCGATGAACAGGGAGATCGGGCCCGTTGACCCATGTAGGGCAAAGATCGGGGCGCCGTTGCTGCGCCATCCAATGATTCGTGATCTCACGTGTACACCTCCGCCAAAAGTGAAGATCACCTAAGCCATACCAGAGTTGACCGCCAAGGTCAAGAGATCCTGCCGCCTGTCCACTCTTCCACGCCGATCACG